TTTGTATGTTCTTTCGTACTGAGCGATACAATTGTACCAATCTTGGTATGTATGTTCCATGTTTATATCCTACGATTAACTATTTTAGGGGTTTCTTTCCACATCTCGTTTAGCGTTACATCCGTTTGCCCGACATGAAGTCCTTTAGGTCTTGCATCTTTAAGGATAGGGCTATCTTCATCTTTCCATACAATGCTGAGATACCTGAACGCATCTGCTGAGTGCGATGTCCAATCGTGCTTCGGGCGATCTCTAAATACTTTCTTATCATCATCCCACTCTCGTTGATATTGTCGTAAACATTCAATGCCTTCTTCACACCTATTATCAAACCAAGTACGAGTTAATGCAAGTCGTGTTGCTTGAATACCATCCTGAATTGACAGATTTGGGACAATTTTTAGATGTTTTATGTCAATTTTTGCAGAAATTTGCTCAATTATGCTCTTACCACCACTTGCTAGTGTTTTAGCTCTAGCATCGTGAGGGAGATAATGATAGCCATATTTGTACCCAAACTCATCTTCTTTTTGAGCAAGCAAACCTGTATAAAACGATATAGGTTGACCATTAGATGAGTGATGATCGAGTACTCGTATCTCACCGTAAACCACCTGATACCACCAAATACTTGTGCTGTCATTGAAACCCAAATCCCAAGCTGTATGACAAGGGAACATAGGATCATAATCAATCGTGGTAATACGCTCTAAGTCCGTGATTCTACGCATCTCTTGGCCATAGTAAGCACCAAGGATGGCAGCTTCAAAGCTACATAGAAACTCTTGTTCGTACTGGTTATCAGACATAGTGGCCTTTGCATCGTCTAGCTCAGACTGTGGCAACAGGTTAGTTTGGTCTGCCCGTAGCACTTTTACATACCAATTAGGCTTTTTAGTTGCTTCGTTATATATATCGTAAAAGGCATTATGGCCCTTTGGCGTACCAATAAAGGTAGCCCAGCCAAGACGATCAGCCAATAGTGGTCGGATAATTTCACCCCATACGCTAGGCTTCATGTCGGCCATTTCATCCATAACCACGCCATCTAGGAAATTTCCTCGGAGTGCATCGGGATTATCAGCACCAAATAACCTTATTCTAGCCCCATTAATTAGCTCCACCCATAACTCAGATTGATTAGACTTGGTCATTACTGGCTCGGCAAAGCGTTCAAGGTATCGCCAAGCTACTGATTTGGCTTGAGAATAAAAAGGGGCTATATAGGCGTATTGGGCGTGTGGCTTGTTTTCTATCAATGCTTTGACGATTAGGTCATTAATACACGCTACGGTCTTGCCACAACGCCTGTGTGCCACAATTACTGCCCAACGCTCCTTACGGCTGTGGAAGTCCTCAAAGACGCTTCTAGGGCGGTATTTGAGCTTTATATCCTTACTCATCAGCCCATGAGATTCTTAAGTCACCACCGTTTGAACCAGTAACCTCATTAACTTGGGTTTCTTTCCATCTAGCCCGTGTCTTTAACCAAAAGATAGCGGCAGCAGTATTACCCTTCTTGGCTTGAGCAAACAAAGTGCCAGCAATGGCAGCGTTGGCATCAATACGCCCTTCGTCTAACTCATCTTTGTAATACTTAACCAAGGTATCAGCACTAATCTTTAAGCGTGTAGCTATATCTTCATGTGGGCAACCCAAAGCAGACAAGCGTTTAACCTGTTCTTGGCTGTCTTTAGTTGGTTTATGTGGTGGTCTACCTTTTTCTGCCATTTTTATAACTCCGCTAAAATAGCTTTTTTACCAGTGAAATCTTCCCAACGCTTAACGATTACATCGCAATACTTAGGGTCTAATTCCATTAACCGAGCTTGTTTACCTAGTTTTTCGGCAGCAATCATAGTTGATCCTGAACCACCAAATACATCAAGAATTACCTTTTTGCTAGGCTGATCTTCTAAAGCTAACTGGATAAGTTCTACAGGCTTCATAGTAGGGTGTACGGTATTTCTCTGTCTTTTAAGAGTCCATACATCTCCACGAACAGTTTTATGACCGCCAAAGTCACCGTAGTAAAAAATTATTTCGTGTTGTTTAAAGTATTTATCTAAGTGTTGGGCTGGATTTACCTTATCCCAAACGATCATAGCTTTAGGTTTTCTACCAATAGCTTCCATTGCTTCTTTAAATAAATGTGCGTATTGCCAAGAACAGCATACATACATAGTTTCACAGCTATACAAAGACTGAATTAGAAAATCCCTAAATGCGGAATCTTCCATCTTATCGTTTTTAATCTTATCTCTTTTGTCTTTAACGCCCTGATAATCAATATTGTAAGGTGGGTCAGTAAAAACCATATCAGGTCTTTGGCCGTCTAATAACTTTTCTACCGCATCAATACTTGTGCTATCCCCACACATAAGCCTATGATTTCCAAGGATATAAATATCACCTAGCTTAGTCTTGGGTTCTTCAGGGGTTTCAGGGACTGCATCTTCGTCTGTTAAGCCTTCTTCAATCTCAGGTGCTAGTAGTTGATCTAGTTCTTTATCGTCAAAGCCTGTAAGCGTTAGGTCAAAGTCTGCATCTTCTAAGTCTTGTAGCTCTAGCTTTAAGAAGTCCATATCCCACCCAGCGTTCATAGCTAGTTTATTATCAGCAATGATGTAAGCCTTCTTTTGGCTTTCAGTCATATCTGAACAATCTATTGTGGGTACTTTGTCTAAGTTTAGCTTTTGGGCGGCCATCAAACGACCATGCCCTGCAATAATGCCTACCCCGTCTACCAAAATAGGGTTGCGAAAGCCAAATTCTTTAATGCTTGCGGCAATTTGGGCAACCTGTTCAGGGCTGTGGGTTCTGCTGTTCTTTGCGTAAGGGATTAGCTTATCTACAGCAACTTCTTTAATTTGCATATTTAACCAAGTAGTTAGTTAATCGTGCTTAATTGTAACTTATTTTACTTCTTTGTCTAAGTCTTTCACTTTGTTAGCAATAGCAGCTCTACGCTCTAGTCTTAGTCTTTGATTCTTTTCTAATGTAGATTCATGCTCTTTGCGGAGCATGGCATCTTCTTTTTTGTACTTACGGCTCATAGGTGTAATTGGTGTCATTGGGCATCCTCTTTTTGCAAATCTTTTACTTTATCTTCAATCATAGACCTACGATTCATGCGGTCTTGTTGTAGCTTTCTTAGGCTACTAGGCATACCAGCACTATTGGTTGGGTGCAATACTTGTGGCTCTTTGCCTGATTTAGCCTTGGCATTACTGTCTTTACGCTCGTAGTCAGCCATCACATATCCTTCATCTTTGATTCAATCATTTCTCTGCGTGTAGGCTTTGCAGTTTTGGCAGATTCTTTAAAGTCTTTGGCAGTTGGGCGGCCTTCGTCACCTTTTTTAGCCATCTTCTCACCTGAACCAGCTTTAATCCTAGCTCTTTTAGCGTGAATGTTTGCATATAGTCCGTTTTTCATTAGCATTTCCACCTTGCTCTAGCTGCTTTTCCTCGTTCCCCTGTCCATCCTGCTGATCTTGCACAGAAACTATCGTGGCGTGGGCCACTAGATTGGGGGGCTTGCAAGTTACTGTTATTTTTTGCGTTGTATGCTTTTCTACCTGCTTCAGTCATGCCAGCACCTTCTTCTACTGACAAATAATGACGGCCTTTGCCTTTAGTTGTCTTGGCAATTGGCTTATCGTGCTTCTCTACTGCAGCACGAATGTCATCTCTACGGCTCATTACTCACGCTCACCTAGAAAACGACCATAGGCTTCTTCTAGCTTGGCTTTACGCTCACCTTTGGCATTATCACGCTCAACATTAAGGGCAATGGCCACAGCTTGTTTCTTAGGTTTGCCAGCTTTCATCTCGGCTTTGATGTTTTTGCCGACTGATTCTTTGCTACCTGATTTGTCTAATGGCATGATTAGGCCTTGAATTTAAGTAAGTAAATGGTGGTGTCAATCTCTTGGGCGATATTGTCAATCAACTGAACAATCTCTGAATCCATTGGCAAATCTGAGCGAGCATCTTTTACAAAGCGTTGTAAGGATTGCATATAGGCTAAAGGTTCTTTAGGCATATGGTATGTGCTTGGGAATTCGGTGATTTG